CCTAGAAGTTCTATGCCGTTATCTACCGTCAAACGTGGCGGTTTCTTCAATTTTGGAATGCTTTCTTTCTTCCCATTCGCTTTTCTTGTTTGCATGAAGGCGACGTCGTAGGCATCTCGTTTCCCAAGCCTGGCGTCGACTTCCAATTTAGCACACATTTCAGCGACCTCGTCAGCTGAAAACTTTGATAGGACGACTTCCTCGAGGGTCTTGTCGCCATACAACTTGTTGTAGGTGCTAATTATTGCCTTTCTGGTCATCACTTTTTGCTTCAAGGCACTCCAGAATCTTGCGACGCGTTTTGCTGTCGGAGCCGTCCTGTCATAGGACAGCTCTGGATAATTGTCTGAACCGATTGGATCAGCAAAAACTGTGCGTGGTCTCTCTGTTCTGAATTCCAAAGCATGTGCGACCGACTTCTTTTCTTCAGTGCAATGCACCGTAGTGGGGGCGATCACTGGTCCGCATGAACTGGCGGATGGAAAATACACTGGAGCGTAAACCGTAGGAACACTCACATCGGGCAAACCATCAACACCAGTTGCATTTGGTGGACTGAAGAAATGTGCTGAATCGGCAGTTCTGTCAGACTGTTTAAGTTCCAACAAACGCGTGCTGTGTGACATGGCTTGAGCTTTCTCAAAAGCTTTGTTTTCGCCAACCAAGGCTTGGGTGCGCTTCCATGGGCCACTGAGAACAGCAGCTTGTGGTATCATCCCGCCATTGGCAGAAATCGCGTCCCAGTAATACCTCAATTTGTTGACTTTCACAACCATGGCAGCAGCCGGATCCGGCACAGCAACTCCTCCAATAACACCACCAACTGGTGGCACAAAATGCGGAGGTGGAGGCACCACGCGATCTGGTGGCCTCCCGAGCACCCCAACGGGTGATCCTCGCACGGGCCAACGACGGGTAGGCAAAATGCCACCAATCGCAGGCTCTTCAGCAACTTCAATGGGAATGTCAGGGACAGGACAATCAACCGTACCCTGATGTGTTTCTGGAGCAGGAAATTCGACTGCTCTGTCGTCAACTGGTGCAACAAAGTTGTCACCTTGAACAGTGCCTTCACCTGGCACAACGTCTTGAATCTCACTAGGCATTGGAGCAAGGTCTTCATGTGAATTGTAATAAGTCCACTCACCTGATGCTCTACTCAAGTCAACAGTGACAGAGAATGGTGCCTTCAAAGATGGCAACGAATCAACATCATCGCGCAAAGAACAACAACCACGTTCAGAGTGCGGTATCTTGATGAGATCCTGTTTGCCAAAATACTTAACGGATGCTTCATCCCATGGTTCCCAAGAGTGGGACCACGTTTCGGGTGCGTCTGTGTCGACATCTGTGCTAGCGGCACCAGCAACACACTGGACCGCTACAGGCTCGCTTGGTGATGATCTGTCGACTGAATGAACGTCGGGCTGATAAGCGGCTTGGAGCACGTGTAATGGAATACCCTTTGCTGGTTCTGAGGGTGGAGGAAGCAATGGTTCGATGAATGAATCAACGGCAGCTGGCAATGGTAACATCGACTCAGCAACAACAGGCCCTTTCTTTTTGTTTGGTGGATTTTTGGGCGGTGGTGCCTTGACTTTCAAG